GATAATCTAGAATTACTAATTTATGTATATCTTCATTAAAATGTTTTCTCATTTTATTTCCTTGTGATTTCTATTTGGTCGATAACTTTGTCAACAATTTCATCAATATCAAAGACTTCCCCAAATTCTGAATGAACAGTTAAAACATCATGGTCTGTTAATTCGTCTTCAAGAGTATTTTTTAAAACTACGCCATTACTTTCAAGCGCGGAAGGAAGTTCATCTACTTCTATATATCTGTTTTCATCAAATTGTTTTTTAACTTCCGCCTCTACTATTTGATTTATCTTTTCAGTTGGAAAGTTTCTCTCAGCTGATAAAGCTGACAATCCGGCAAGCCCGCCTGCTATCATGTCAAGTAATTCTGATTGCTGTTTCATAAATTCATCAACAGGCGGGTTCTCAGTAGTTAATGTCTCTGGGTCTACAAGTCTTCCGACTAATGGTTGATTCTTTTCCATGTGATTTTCTCCATATAAAAATTAAAATATATAAGAGTTATCGCATAAAAAAAGGCGGGAGTAAAGCCCGCCTTTAATATTACGTTGTTTGATTAATTTAAGCAGCTACTGCCACGCGGTTCCAGTCTGTCTTATTCATATTAAGTATTTGACCGCCCCGCCTTTGCCAGTCGTCCATTTCATCAGCGTCTACGCGGTTAGCTACGTTAGTGACTGCATTAATCATTGTTGCTCTACTAATTGCATTTCCGGCGTATCCCTCTTGTCCTATCGTTGCCATTAATCCGTCCAGTACTGACGCGGTTTCTTTTTTAGTTAGGTTAATAACTTTTCCAAGATTATCGACTGCATTATTTACACTGCCTTCGATAACGTCTTGACCAGCTGTTTTCATTTTATCAATAACTTCATCAAAAGATTCTCTGGAAGTATAACCGGCTACTAAGTCCCTGACTTTTAATTCTAACGCTTTATTATCAGCGTCTTTCGCTTCACTACTTAGCATTTTCCATGTCTCACCGTCCGCCTGTGAGCTAGTGATGTGAGACTGCCTGTGGCGGTTTTCAGTTTGCATTCCATTAAGGCAAGCTAACGTCCAGTACATCTGATAAACCTGTACGCTTCCCGCGCCTACTTCACTATTTGATAAACCAATTCCAGAAGCCATTAAATCACCTTTGTTAGCGCCTTCACCAGTTATGACTTCTGATTTTAATCGCAAGTATAATCTTTTGTCGGTGACGTCCGCATTAACTACTTTCCATTGCGCTTTGGATTCCATCAGCTGTGGAATAGCTGAGTTAAGTAAGTTCGTATTATCAAAAGTTTTAAACTTATCAGATAAAACAGCTCTAGCAATTCCATGCGTGTCAGTATCCATAAAAGTCCGAATCATAGTATTTTTAGGTTCTTTTTGCCAGATAGCATTTATGACACTATCAAACTGGGTTGGATATCCTTGCTGTAAGCGTTGCATAGTTCTGGAGTCAATGCCGGCTCTTTGTCCTATTTGTGACAATGCTACATCATTAGCATTGTACATATAGGTGGGCTCGCCGTCTTCACGTTCTACAACGATACGACTGAATTTAGCCTGATCGCTATCGTCCGCAAGACTGCCGTCTTTATTTAAAGTTTGTATTTGTAAAGCATTAGTTGAAGCTATAAAATCTTTACTGCGCTTCGCTTGATCTTTTACTTTTTGCATTAGGTCTAATAATTGACCATTAGAATTTTCAATAGTATGTGTCATTCTTTTCTCCATGTTAAAATTATTGTTGCGCCCATTTATCCATACTTTTTTGAGTTAGAGCTCCCTCAAAAAGTAATTCTAAATTACCCATTAAATACATATCCATAGCATTACCTTTTTCAAAAGAAATTCTATTTTTTACATAAGGGTTTTTATTATAGTTTTTTTGCAATTCAGTTAAGGTTCTTTTGATTAAAACTGAAAAGTTTAATGCAAACTCATTTTGCATTTCGTCAAGATTAGGAAAAGTTTCTTTTTCTAAGTCTCCATATTCAATAATTTCTCTAGTCATATTATTCTCCAAGTTAAATTAAAATTAATCAGGAAAATCCTGATGCCCTATTATAAGATATTATGAGAGTAATATCAATATAGAAATTTCTATTTGTGGAATTAGTGTTTTCTTCCGTATTGTTTTTTATGTTCTATGATTACATTTTCTGTATCAAATTGATAGCACAGCCTACACTCGTTGCATTTTTGTCCGGTGCAATTAACATACTTATTATAACTAGCTGATACATTGTTAAAAACTTTATGAAAAGGTCTGGGCGGTTTAAACATAACTTTATCAATAATTGGATTAGAATAAACCAGAATTAAATTATCAGGTATTTCATTAGTCGCTTGAGGAATACGTTTTACTTTAAAATACTTGCGGATAATATCTGTGCGCTTAGACCATAGAGCAAAGGTAATATGTGGAAAATGTTTTACCATAGATACAAAGTTATGAAGGTGAGTTTGGTTAATTAACTCACCATGCCCGTGTAGTCTGACAATATCATTTCTAAAACGTAAATAACTAAAATCCTTATGTATCATAGTTGATAAGGCTACGCTGTTATTTTCAAAGTTTTCAACGCAATTGGTTCTAAAAGTTTCTAACATTTCTATTGAATAACATTCTTTACATATTTTATTTTGAACAGGTGATTTATGTTCTTTCTTGCAAAATTTATTAGATAAAGTATTTGAATTGATAGCGTCCAATCCTAATAATTTTCCTGACATTTTAGATTTTTTAATTAGCATTCTTTTCTCCTATAAGATTTATCTCATATGATATCACAAATAAAAAAAGCCGTCAATCTGGACGGCTTTTAATAACTTTGTTTTAAAATATTAGAAAAAATCTTTATACGTTTTTGCTACATATTTTATTTGTTTCATAGTGATTGGTTCAATGTTGATAATTTTTGTAATTGTATAATTATAATCTTTTGGCTGTCCGGTAAAACCCATTCTATCGCCAATAAGTTCGTTATAAATATTTTCTTCACTAAATTTTTCAATATCATAATTAAAATCAGCATTAAATAATTTGTCTATAATTTCCTGACGATTATCATAATCTTCTTGTATCCAATTTTCTAATTTACTTTTTGAAGTGTGTACAAGAACGCTTCTATTACCTTCGCCAAAAGTTTCGACTTCAACATGATAACTATTACTCATTTTTTTAATCTCCATCTCTAAAAGTACTAAAGAAACTAAGTCCAATTCTTTTTTTATTTTTATTACTTAATTGATTAAATGTTGATTTTGAAATCTCCATTATATCACCCGCTGTATAAGTCATACAATCGTTCCAATAAACACCTTCATTGTCAGGGTCTTCATTAAGTTCTATGCCATACCAATCTTTAACAATTTCTTCGTGTCTTTCATCAACATCTTTATATTTAGTTTCAATGAGAATACTAATTGAACATTCAAACTCGCCATGCCTTTCATCAATATTGGCTATATAATATTTTAAATCACTCATCATCAGCCCTCCTAGTTACATTGATTATAATGATGTCTTTATTGTCATCTTTTGGAAGACAAGCTGATAAAGCTATTAAATCACCAATACTAGCGTATTGTTTTATTCCTTTAATAGAAACACGCCTATCACCACGATTAATGGTTTTATAAAATCTAACAACCGATTCTTGATTAGTATCGTCAAAACGTGCAAGCACTTCATACTTATCGCCGTTTTTCATTTTATCAAAATCAATGCCGAAGTTTAGCGCCAAATCTCTAACTGATTTATTTGCGTCTATTATTGATTTATCCAACATAGTTTTTGAAAGCCTAATTTGTGCAAAGCCCATAGCCCACATTGGTAGTGTTTTTAAAAATACTGATTCTTTCTCTGTGACTAACATTATTTTCTCCTGTTTTTCATTCTTTCAATTTGTTTTCGTTTTAAATCCCCTTGTGGATCAGTTGATCCATAGAAGAATAGATAAAAAAGTTTTTCTAATAAAAACATAAGTCTCCTTTTTAATTAACAAGTGTTCTAATATGGTATCAGATTATATGGGACATATCAAGTCAAAAAGTTTTACCCAATCAACTTTGTATTCAAAGTGTAACCTTGGTTTACTCTTTAAACCTTGCTTGCTTAAATTTAACACATCTTCAGCGTGGTACAAATAAACAGAAGATATTTTACTGCGTGGTTTTTGTTGTCGTATTAAAACCCAAGAACTGGATTTTTTATGTAAAGTTAGCCAAGATATTTGATGGGCGGACAACCGGACAGCATTAGAGCCTGTAACTTTTAATTCTAAAAAATGGAATAATCCCTTTTCATCACAGACAAGTAAGTCTGGTACACCTGGAGATACCCAAGTCTCTACCCTAGTTAAGTGTAACTTTCTTTTTAGGTTTTTCAGATTTGATTTTAACGTCTGAAAGAATTGACTTTCTAGATTTTTTGGAGAGCTGTTTTGGTTTTTCTTCTTTTGGGGTAACATTGATGATGGAAGTTCCATAAGTATCTCTTATTTTTTCTAATTCTTTTTCGACTTCTTCTCTGCTCATCGAATCAATAGAACCATGTCTAATTTCCGATTTGTTCACATAAATGTTTCCTTGCGCCAATCCTCGTGCTTTCTCTGCCTGAACAGCCGCCGAATAAGCTCCGGCTTCTAAAGCTTGGTCACGAATCCTTTGTAAGTCTCTTATATGTCTTCCATAAGAAACACCATACTTTTCGTCTATTTCTGCTTTATATTTATTCATAAAAGCAACAACATGAGGATTTAAATCTGGGTTTGTAAGCTCGTAAGCTTTAACATGGGCACTACCTTTTGAGTATCCGGCTTTAATTGCACACTCTCTTTTAGTCAAAAAACCATCATTTGTTACAAATTCTTTAACAAAACGCTCTTGTTTTCGCGTTAATTGTGTATTTTCGTTCTTTCTTGGTCTAGCCATATTTTTAAAATCTCAACTTCTATGATTGTTACTGTGCCTATGTTTGTATTACTTTCATAAAAGAAAAACCATGTCAAGAAGTGTTACACGTTTACACCACTGAAAAACAAATATGTAACAAATTTTTCCTGATTAATAATTTAAATACAATGAGATAACTAAAATGTTACATAAGTATACGCCATTTCCTAAAAAATAAAAAAAAATTTTTTAATTTTAGAACATAGTGTATACTGTATACTTATGTAACAAAAAACCCCCGCCAGTAGCGAGGGTTTTTCTGTTATCAATTGTTGTGTTGTTAACACAGAGAAAAGAATCTTCCTGTATTATAGCATTTTTTATTTTTCGGTGTCAACTTTTTTATTCATAAAAGCACCAGAGTAAATTTGTTTGCCCAATTGTTCTTCTGGGTCTTCGTCTTCCGGTTCTACTTCATAAACTTCTTCAGCCCCGTATTCGTCTTCCGCGACCTCCCACGCCTGTTCCATGGTCCAATCATGGCCATCATCAGTTTTTTCCCAATAATCCCCATCAACGTCCTTAGCTTTTTCCATAGCGTCCTCTTCGTTCTCAGCCCTAATAAACAATTGGTAACCTACATCCATAGTCGCTGTTACTTTAAATACTTTACTCATTACCACTCCCTCACTTTCTGTTTTTCAATATCAAAATTTTCAAACGTCCCACGATAATGATCTTTGATAGGACGTAACTTAAATTTACTCAAAGCCTGTTCCGCGACCCGTGAATAGTAGTTATACTTCTCTCTACCTTCTTCTACGGATAGTTCACCATCTTCCATAAGATTTTCATCAGCCAGATAGAAATCGAGTTCTGAGAATATTTTATCAGCCTGATCCTGTGTCGTGGGATATGGTAGCCGGTGCCAGTTACAAAAGTCT